GTTAGCAACAGCACTTTCCATAGCTACGATTTCAGCCCAAGTTGGGTTAGCAGCAGCAAAAGTTGTAGTGTTAATACCTGAAGTATTAGCAATACCTGTTGGCTGACCACTTGAACCAGAACCAGCTAAAGCACCTAAATCAATAGCAGTAGCAATTGATTGTGTTAGGTCGTCTCTGATTAAATTTTCAACATCTAATGAAGATTGTTGTAATAATAATCTAGTAGCATCAGTAAAAGCACCGATTACTTTAGGAGACATAGTTACTGAACCTGAAGTAAATTCACTTTCAGAAGCAGCAGTACCTTCAGTTGCTATCCAACCAGCAGATGAAGCAGCAGTCTTTTTCGGAATAACAATATTCCCTTGCAATCCACGGAGCATGGTCGCGCCGGCTTGCATAACACTTGAAGAGTTACGTAAGACGTCGATAAAATCGCCAGCTCTGTAATCTTCAGCTACAAGAGTTGAATCATCAGATGTATTGATGTCTCTTTGTTTCCAGTTTCTTAATACCTCAGCAGGTAACATGATACCTTGAGCATCTTTACCATACTGTCTAGCAGCTTCAGCAGAACATTCAAATTCAAATTCTGCATCTTGCTGAGCTCTTCTGTCAGATGGATTAGCTAAAGCTCTAATTGCTTTTACTAAGCTAAACTGTCTAACTTCATTATTTGTCATACCAATTTCAGCAGTTTCTAGTGGCTTATCATTAGATATTTCATTTAATAATACACCTCTGAAATCTTCAACTGATATACCTTCTTGAATCGCCTTGTCAGCTAAATCTCTTTTGTTGTGTTTAACAGCTAAGTCTATAATTTCTTTAGAATTTCTTTTAAATTCAGCTTTAGCTTCTTCAACAGATTTTGATCTAACTTCGTCAAGGTTGATTTCATTTTTAACTTCTTCAGTCATAATAATTTCCTTGTTTAAAGTTTTAGAACGGCCAACGCCAACGAGTCTCGATTGATCAGCTGGAACTGATACAGAAGAAACTTCCATAGGAGTCCAATTAGCTTTGTAATACGTTTCATCATCTTTGTTATAACGTTCTAATTTGTTAATTTTATAGCCGACACTAATATTCATGCGAATACCGTCAACCACGTCTTGAAAAACCTCACGAGCTAAATCAGATCTTCCGAATCTGACTACAGCAACTGTCCGTTTTGCTGCCTCATCAAGTTTAAATTCTTCTATAACACCAATCTGCTTAGTCATATCATGATCAAGCAAAAGCGGAGCTCGCCCAGATGCAATAAATGTCATGTCTATATCATCTGAACTATGTCCTAGCACTTCCATGCCAAAACTTCTTTCAACAGGTTCTTCAGAAGAAACACCGATTCTAACTCTTCTATTTTCCTCATCAATATATTCTGATCTAGATAAATCAATAGTTCTATACTTAATATGTAAATCAACTACATTTCTATCTTTTTCTTCATCATCATGATAAGGACGAGCAGATTCTTCTATTTCTACTTCATCACCTTCCACATCCTCATGTTTAGCAAATTCGACAATTACTTTATCATCAGTCTCGCTTACATTGAGGATATGTCTATCTTCTTTATTCATAGCATTCTCCTCTTTATTTATAGATAAAGGATGTTTTTCCAATTCTAAAGAATTGAAATCGTTAAAATCCCTAATAGGATTAATTTTTGTTAGAGTACTAAATTTGTGACCTACTTCTATATCTGTAGGTTCACCACCTCTATAAAGCTGTATTAATGCTGCAGGATCATCTTCTGTTCCTGTTAACGTAAGAGAACTATTTGGAATGTTAATTTTTCCATCTCTTTCTATTTTTATAATTTTACCTCTTGCTCTTCCGCCAGATGTATCCCAACTAACAAAATCACCAACTTTTAATGCATCAGGTAAAGCTCTATCTTGTTCTTTTTTCATTTTTTCCACCAATCTTTTTGACCAAGAATAACCTGCATCTCCTCCCCATAATGCCCAAGCAATTCTGCCGTTTGAAGGATATCCATCTTCACCAGGACTGAAACCTTCAGCTTGTTTATCTACTTCATGTCTACTAAAAAAACTATACATTCTTTTAACAGTATCATCAGATAGATTTTCATTTGCTACAATTTGTCTAGCTCTTGTAGCACCAACTCTTGTACCGCCTCTTCCATATTCTTCACGCCAATCTAAGCCTCTTTGCGCTTCAGTTTTCATTCCATCTGTTGGCCTAGGCATCTTCATCACCACCTTGTATATCAGGTTCTACAGGTAACTTAACACCAAACGGTTGGAAAGCAGTTCTAATTCCATATTGTTCTGCAAGTTTTTGTTCTCTTTCATGTTGTTCAAATAATTCTTCAACATCTCTACCATAGTTAGCTTGTACATCTTGATAAGTAACTAAACCAGATTGCATACCATTTATAGATGCATTCATTTCTTTTTGTGGGTCTACCCATTGGAATGATCTACCTATAAATATTGTATTATCTGCAAACTTATCATATTTGCTCATAGGTAAAGGTATATTATTTGCAGGATTCATAACTATTGCACCTACAGATATTGACATTTCTAACCATTTTTCATAAACAGGTCGCATGAAATGATCAATAACAAACTTTTGATATAGTTTATACATTTCTCTATCTTCTAAAGCTCCAGCTCTTAATGAACTGTAATTAACAGAAGATAAGTCATTTGTTAAAGCGTGATAAGAAATATTTAAACCTGATGCTACGCTTCTTAATACACTTGTTGTAAATGCAGAAAAAGCTGTACTTGGATGATCAGGATCAAAAGATTTAAAATCCATACCTGCAGGCAATTGCTCAAATGAACCTGCTTGAGCTTCCATGATAGGAGTATAAGTATCTTCTAAATCATCACCTACATATCCATCACCATCTGGTGAAGTAAAGAATCCCATTTTAGATGCTGATACGCGAGCAGCTGTTATTTCTGCTTCTAAATAACCATTAAGCATTTTAATGTTTGGCATAGCTGCAGCTGTAAAAGGAACACCTCTATTTTGTTCAGCTCTTGTAGGTAAATATGCATGTATTATTTCACTTGCTGGCACTCTTATATGTTCTTTAGGTGACATATAAGTATTATCATAAGGATGATTTTTAAATAACCAATAAGCAACTGGTTTATCGTTTTTATCAACCTCAACACCCATTTTAATTCTGTTTTTTGTTTTAGGATTTACTTCATTTTTAGTTTCATCTAAATGATCAGCTTCTAAAAATTGTATTTTATAACCATATTTAGAATCTTTAGTTTGTACATGTCTTATTAAAACTTCACCATCTCTTGCCAATGATTCAACAAATAACTTTTGACAATCAATAAAAGATTGTCTTCCATTTAATGTACAATTACCCATTCTTGACCATTTAGCAAATTCTGTTTCTACAACTCTATTGCCAATAATATCTAATGAGCCGTCTGTATTTCTTGCTTTAACACCTAATCTAATACCATTTGAACCTATAATATTAGAAACCATAAGATTAAGATATCTAGCAACAAAAGAGTCATTTCTTGCTAAATCTCTACTTCTTTCTCTTAAAATTCTTAATTGATTTTTTATTTCAGCATCTGCTGATGTACTTGAAGCTCTGAAATCTTCAAATAGTCTACCTGTACTTGCTCCTGCATATTTTCTGTACATTGGAGTTTTACGTACTTTTTTATTACTTCTTCCTATTATTTTGTCATACCAAGCCATATTTAAAACCTAACTTTTATTGTATTACCGGAATCTTTCTTGTTTTTGATTCTTGCTTTCTTAACTTCTTTTAAATATTCAGCTTTGTATCTGTCTCTAAACTGTAATAATTCATCAATAGTTAATCTTGACAATGATCTCCCAGCAATACTCATTGAACTTTGATCCATTGTCGCTCTATTTTCTATTACAGCTTCTATCGCATCTAAAACTTTCTTAGCATGCGATCTTACAGAAGATGTAGTTGTTGCATAGTTTTCTTGTATTTCTGTAAAACCTTCTGATAATTTGATTCTTGCAGAATCAGAAGACCTAGTTATATATGAAACCCAATTATATTCACCAGATGTATATGATGTTGTATTACTGGTTTCGATAATATATTCATCATTAGATTCTGTTGCAGTTAAAGTAAAATTAGCTGCAGTTGAACCGTCAACTAAGTTGAATTCATAAGATAAGCTATAAGATGCAGTAGGGTAATCCGTGGATAAGTCTGTTCGCTTCCACGCCCAAAAATCTCCTAACTGCAACTCATTAGGTTCTGATGTAGGATAGTTTGTACTATCAAATTTATTGGCCATAAATAAAAAATAGTTTTTTTGATTATACTATTATTTATATCATGAAAAACCTCAATTTGTAATTATTTTCTAGAACATTATTTTTTCTTCAAAACCCATAAACAGTTTCTACTTTCAGCAGGAAACATAGGTGCCATTAAATTACTTAGTATATTTGTATCAAAATATTCACTAACTGTTTCAAAATATTGCTTTTGCCAGTCGTTCATGAGAGGTTTATAATCTCTTATTGATGCAAAAGTTCCATACTTATTTTCGACAGTAAAATATCTTTCTAAAATATCT